GACTCTTGAGCAGTTAATCCTGCAGCTTTACCAGTAGATTGGACAAGAGCCTGAAATTTCATAAGTGACATCTCGGCTCTCATAGATCCTGATACAAATGCTTTGAATGCAGCAACTAATCCAGCAATAGATAATATAAGTGCACCAGCTATGAATCCAGCACTACCCATAAGTGCACCGAAAGATCTCATACGACCAGCAACTGGACCAAGTGGACCTTGAAGTGCAGCAGTCGCTGTTGCAGCATTACTCATTCTTTTTTGAAATGCACCTGCTGATTTGCCTGTTTTGTCTAGGCTCTTTTTCATTTTATCAGAAGACTTCTTGACACTTGAGTCAGCTTTTTTCATCTTAGACTCAAGATCTTTGATATCTGCTTTTATCTTTACAACTAATTCATCAATAGTAGCCATTAATCAGGAAACCTCGTCATTAAATCCTCTAATTCATCACTTGTTACAGGGTTATTATTCTTTTGACCAGCATGAAATTCATTATGACAATCCATAGCAGACTCAAACTGCTTGTATGTCATATTCCAAAACTCAGATGGAGATATGTGCAATATACCGACAGCAATACCAAACCATCTTGAGAATGGTAAAAATTCTATTGGTCTTGGTTCTCTTCTTGTTCTAAAGGGTTATCACTTGCCTCTTGCAATCCCATAGATGTTAATAAAACGTCTGAAACTATGCTAAAACAATTTGAAAAACCATGTTGTAAAGCCATATTGCCTACAGCTTCATAGGTATATTTGCCACCAGCACCCATTAATGCTTCATGCAATATAACAGTAACATTATTGATGCCGACATCACCAGAGCCGAATCCATTAACAATTTGCATTACAGGTTTGTTAAGCCTATTTTCTATATTAGAAAGATTTTTAAAAGTTAATTTAAACTTCCTTTTTTTACCTGCAAAATCAAACTCTAAACATCCTTCTACGTTATCAAATTTCTCCTGTGTCATCTTTTATTTCTATCTCCTTTTTCTCTTTCACTTTGCTCTTTTTTATTTGCACGATGTCTAAAACAGTCAATTCATCATGTCTAGATATGACTGCTCTAACATAAAAGTCAGCATTGCCAACTTTTACTTTATCATCCAAATTATATTTTTTATCTTTATCAAATGGTAATTCTATTGAGCCAGTGCCATTAACGACTTTAGCCATAGCATCAATTTTATCACCATTGATAGTAATTGATTGTTTGCTCCACGGCATAATAACCTCCCTATTATGTTAGTTATTATGCTGATGTGTGAGTAACTTGACCTGAAGATTCCAATGTCATAGTGTAAGTTTCTTCACCATTGAACTCACCAGCTCTTTCATAACTGGTAATTTGAAAACTACCAACTATGTGATCACCATCGCCAAATAAAAGTTTGTAAGTGTCTATTGAGCCTTTTTGTGCTCTTATTCTTATATCGTTTTCAAGAGCTGAGTCAGTAAAAACACCTGAAGCTGTCATTGACATGCTAGTAACTCCTCCACCCTCAAGCAGTGCTCTTGCTTTAGTAGCACCACCGCTTACTAGCGGATCAGAGTCTTTTGTTGTAATATCAACTATTTCACCATTAATTGACATAGATGTAGAACGAAGCCCAGCAACTGTGGTTTCACTTCCACTTAGCGTCGCTTTTAAAAGTAACGCACTTCCTTTTTGTGCAGCCATAATTAACCTCCTAATTAACTTATGCTTAAATTAAAATTATTCTTTAAGTGTCCACACTTAATTTTGATTCTTTTTGGTATAATATAATATTCTAATCGTGAAGTATAGTCCTAAATCTTTGAACTCCATGATAAGTAAGACCATCATTTTCTTTTATAACATCATGAAATTCAAATCTTGTATTTATGTGACTTGCACCAGTAACAGATAAATTAGCATTGTGTAATAAAGCATAAACACGAGCCATGATATTTTTTGCTTCTTTTCTGCCTCTGTTACGAGAGAAAGTGTGTATAACTAATGTAAACTCATTAAAATCTATATCTTTGCTAGAAGAATCGTCAGTCATAGTTTCTTCTCCTATAACTATATAAGGAAAAGCTGTTCCTTGAGGAACATGATCATGAACTGTTGCACTAAATGTGCTAGTTATTGTGCTATCACTATTTAAAGTGCTAAAAATAGTTTTTTGAAGCTCAAAACTGTGATCTGACATTACTTAGCTACCTCTTTTGATGCTGTTTTCATAGCTTTTTCTATCCTACTTTTAATTTTCTTTCTGTTTTTCTCTAATGCAGGAAACATAAATGGTCTAGGCAACATTTTACTTGTACCAAACTCTAAATATTTACTATAATCTGCACGACTTGCTACTTCTCCACCCATATTGTCAGTATCCATCTTTCTTTTTATATTGTTTACTAAAAAACCAGTGTCAGAGGCAGGTGGTTGTCCAGGAGCAGAAGCTTGATGAGTTCTTCTAGGATTATATCTTTCATAAACTCTACCAGATGGCGATCCTCTTTGTATAGATTTTTTAGCTTCTTTCTCTACGTCTGCCACACCCTTAAATACTGCGTGTTGTATTAGTTGTTTCCCTTTTTTAGAAATATTTTTTATCTTTTTGCTTATCTCTATCTGACCTACGATTGTTGTTTTTACAGTACTCATGACGATATTGCTACATTTTCCTCTGCTTCAATTTTCATAAATCTATTTTTCTCTTCTAAATTTAATATAGATCTTATATTAAACTCTCTTGAACCAAAAACTATTTTACTAGAATTAGCAATAGTTATGTCATCTCTATATCTAATAAATATTTCATGAGTTATAGGATTTTCTATCTGCATACCTTGTGCACCATCACTAAATTGCTCTGATCCTTTTACAGGATTTATTGATGCGAAGACATCAGCTGTATTACTGTATGCTTGAGTAAATCCTCCTGCACCATCACTTGTGTTTGTAGAGTTTTGTATAGTGATTAGATGTCTTAAATCTCCTATTTTTGGTTTATTCTTCATCTATAATCCTTACTATTCTTAATCTTCCCATATCATTTTCTAACTCTGCTTTTACTTCTTTACACTGAACATATATACCCTCTTGATCTTCACCGATAGATCTTGAAACTATTCTTTTTTGTTGTAAGCAATCAGACATGCCTGCTGTCGGAACATACTCTAATACTTTATTTCCGTCTTTTATCATCATCATTGCAAATACTATTTCAATCATTAGTGTGTTCCGTTGCGTTCCTCTAAGTTAATAAGCCTTTCTTCATGAAATTGTATAGTCATATCGTTCTTTTGTATCATCGGAATCTCTAGCTCCATTTGTTCTTTCAGTTTATCTTGATTCTCAGACAAAAACTCAACTAACATAAAAAGTTCTTGTATCTGTGGTGATACCATATCACCTTTAGGAACTCCGTCTATAAATTCATTTGCAGCATCTAAATCTTTACTAATTAGCTGTAACTCTGTTTCTATAATATTAAGTCTCTCAATGACTCCAAACCCGAACCAAGCACCCACAGCAACAGCACCAATAATGCTGAGTAGATTACGCATCGGCATCGAGATAGATGTGTCTTCACTTATTTTCACCTTTAATCCCTATGTTTACCTAAATTAATTAAAGAAGCATAATACTCTTCTGTTTTTTGTTTATCATGAACACAGTTAATGCAAGGACAGCTAGGGCATTTGCTACCATTAGAGCAATGACAAGAGTGATCACAATTTTCACAAAGATAACTTTTTTTACTCACTTATCCTCCAATAATGTTAGAAAATCTTACAACTCTGTATGGTTGTAATAAAGTTTGTAAAGTCATAGGAACTGGTAATTGCTTCTGTTCGATATATATTTCTCTATTTTCATATAAGTGAGATGTGTATAATCCTATCGCTTGTTTTATTGCTGATGGTACATCTTTTGGTGCTGTTCCGTAACCAGCAGTAAATCTTACGATAAAAGCATTAGCAACTCTTAAACTAGCAACATCAGGAAAAGTTTGACTTCTCCTTAAAACTATTCTTCCTGGATCATTAAAATTATCTAGATAATAGTTACTTGTAGCAAAAGTATTTTCTGTATCAGAATCATTATAATATTTAAAGCTAGTTATAGCAACAACAGGTGCTTTTGGCAATACTATATAATTTTGAGTTTTCTCCATAAATGGTCCAGTGCTAAATCCCTCAGTAAGTTTATCTTCTTGAGAGTATGGTATTCTATCAAGAGCAAAATCAAATGTTTTAGTAATAAATGCTCTACCAGTATATTCTTCTAAAATTTTTATAGAAGATTTTAACATCATTATAAGTTCAGCATCTTGATCAAAATTATCAGGATCTATCCTTAAAGTTTGTTTGACCTCACTTAAAGTTACAGGTGTTATATTCGTATCTGTTACTAATTTTAATCCTGACATTAGTGTAATGTACTCCCTTGTATATTGTATTCATCATCCCCATCATGCATAGTAGCATCACGGATAGCCATAAGTTGAGCAGCATAAAGTCCTGCTAAAGTTTTGCTTGGAAAACCTTTTATTCTAAAAACTATTTGCACGCTACCCTCATCATCTTCGTTTAATTCCATTGTGGTTGATATTTTAAATTCATTCATTATTTTTTCAAGGGATGACCAGATGGTAATAAATCTCTATCGAACTGTCCTGATCTAAATCTTCCTGTCCTGACAGCAAATAAAAATGCATTTACTCTCGCATATGCCCATTGCTCCTCGCTCCTTACATTAGGTCTTACTGATTGTGGGTTTGTTCTGTATGCACCAATACCCCTTCTAAATACTGCACCTAACATTCTAAGTGTAACTCTTTTACCTTTTTTGTCACCATGTTTTTCATTATGATCTTTTACTTTATTTTTTAGTCCTTCTTTCACAGCAGCAGTTAATTGTTTCTCTTCTGACTCAGGCTCTTCTTTAGACTCTCTATCTATTTGTGCTACTTTTTTCTTAGACCAACTAAAACCAGAATCACCACCCCATAATGACCAAGCAATCCTTCCATTAGAAGGATATCCTTTTTCTCCAGGTCTAAACCCTTCTGCTTGTTTATCTACCTCATGTCTGCTAAAGAAAGAGAACATTCGTTTTACTGTGCTTGGTGATAAATTTTCTTTACTTACTAATTGGTTTGCTCTAGCTAAACCAACCATAGTTCCACCACGACCAAACTCTTTTCTCCAAGCCAATCCTCTTTTGGCTTCTGTGGCCATTCCATCAGTTGGTGTAAAATCAATATCGCTTACAGCTTTATCATCTTCAGCTTGAGTTTCAGGATAATCAGATGTTATTGGTAAAGATTTTTCATCCTCATCATCACCAACACTTTCACCTGCTAAACTTATAGGCATCATTGTAGCAGAAACAAATAGAGTGTCACCACCTTTTATTGGATCAAAACCAAGTTTAGATCTAGCCTCATTACGAGTTAATATTCCTGAGTTTACACCTTGCACAACAGAATCAAAAACTCTTTTACGACTCTCAGCCATAGCTGGTATGCTATCAATATCGTATTCTAGCTTTAAACCTTCACCGAACTGAGGAGTGAGCCACTCATTTAAATCAGATTGTATTCTTCTTAGTATCGGAATAATAGTTTCTTCATACAATGCTAATCTTGCTTCAGGCATATTGTTATATGTTTGTGCATCAGGAATACCCACTAACTGAGCAGGAACTCCAAAACACAGAGCGATATCGATTGCTGACATTTTTTTAAGAACAGAAAAGTCCATGTCTTTTGGCGACATACCCATTTGTTGAAAATTAAAGTCTCCTTCTAATAACATTGGTCTGCCAGCATTATTAGTTCCAGCAAAACGATCTTCCATATCAGATATGATCTGTGATCTTTGTGTATCGCTTAACTGAACTGATGTTCCAGTTTCATCTTTTGGTTTAAATACAATAGCACCACTTGGTCTTGCTCCATTTTGCAATAAAGAAACATTATGTTTGTTAGTAAGATTATGACTGTCAATATTACTTGCTGCAGCTACTAATGGGGACATTCCTAAGTAATCGCTTTTAGGATGAAATAATTTAAAATGTTTTACTGGAGACTCACCAGTAACTTGATCAACATCATACTGTGATAATATTTTACCACCTATCGAATAAGAATAAGATGCTGGTAAATTGCTTTGTCCAGGAGTTATTTTTATTCTGTCTGGTCTTAAGCAGTATAATTCTTCTGGAGGATTATTATTAGAACCAGATCCTATTAAATAACTATTACCAGCTAATAAAAGAAATGAATATAGAGATTCAAATAGTTCAACATAACCCTTTGTTGGGGAAGGTCTTTCAAGTAAATCAAGTAAAGGATGATCATCAACATTGATCTTACCTCTGAAAAGTTTTAATTTTACACCTGCTGCACCTTGAGATATTTCATTTATACATCTAAATGCTATGGCGTTATTTTCATAACCCTCTTTGATAAGATCATCATAACCATACCTTTGACCAGCATCAGCACTGACTGTGTTCAACATAGCCATGCTTGTGTGCTGTCTTTTGACCTCTGTTTTTGCTGGTCTAAAGATATTCCTTATGTTGTCAAGTACGCCCATTTATTCCTTTTTATCTTCTTCTGGTTTTTCAAAACTTTCTTTCATTAGCGTTATGTACTTTTGTGCTGCAAGATCCATGCCTTCAATATCCATAGTAACTGATTGCAATGTAATCTCTAAGTTCTTTTTCTTCTGACCTATTGCTCTCAACACATCTGCGATGCGTTTTTGTTGATCATTTAAATCAGACTCTTTGTACTCTTTACCATCAAAAGTAATCATTGGTTCTTCTGACATATTCTACCACTCCTTATTTTTAATTGTTGTTTCTGGGTTTTTCTTTGCTTCTATTTTATTGTCAAGATCTGCTTTTAGCTCATCTTCAGTTGATTCCATAGATTCAAGAACACATTCTTTGCATGTGTCTTTTTCCATAGACTCAAAATCCATGTCTGCTCCATTACATGATCCATAAACAGTTTCTTCAAACTCTCCATCAATAGCTGTAAATCGCCAATGTATCGTTTTGACTTTATTTTCAGCGTCAACTTCAAAGTCTGAAAAACTCCAATTATAATCAGTCATAGTTTATTCCTCCTTATTGTTATTATTAATTGGTATTCATTTCAGATGCTAACTTTTCAGCCCAAGCATCTTTGACATCGTCAGTCCATACAGCGTTTGCCACTGCTTGCACTTCAGAATTTTCAGAAGATATATCCATATCTGGGTGTAAAGTGTTTCTATGTCTACTACGAGATATTTCTGTTCCATCTTCCTTGATAACAGTATCAGTAGCAACTTGAACAGCTTTGTACTCTCCAACTACTTCTATCTTTGCTATTTCTATTTCTTTTGTTATTGCCATTGTTTTCTCCTTTTAATTAATCTGTAAAATATGTAGCTGACCCGTGAATAAAAGTGCCTGTATCAATCACGCTTGCAGGTACATTATTGTCACCATTTGTATTACCACTATTCATTTGAAATAATGCTTCTGATGAATTGTTAGAAACCCTTAGAGCTAAATCTCCAGAACCTTGAACTGCAGAAGCA